CGCATTAAGCGCATAGGCAGCGAGGTCAACGCCAGTGATAAACCCGCTAGGATTTGTTGCGGCGTAAAAAGCGCCAGTTTGCGCCGTGGTCACGAAGCTACCAGTATTCGCATTAAGCGCATAAGCCGAAAGGTTTACGCCAGTGATATAGCCGCTAGGATTTGAGGCGGCGTAAAAAGCGCCAGTTTGCGCCGTAGTCACGAAGCTACCAGTATTCGCATTAAGCGCATAGGCAGCGAGGTCAACGCCAGTGATAAACCCGCTCGGATTATCGTTAGTGTAGAAATTTGCGGTATCGACGCCAGTGTAGGAAATAAGTATCGAATTCCGATCATTGTCAACGCTCACACTTATGCCGCTGGTGCCACTTAGTTGCAAAATTCCCTGTAGCCCATCGATAGTTAAAACTCCGGACATATTCGATAAAGCTGTACCAATAAAACCAGTTAATTCGCCACTTACCGATAGTGGTAAAAAATACCCACTCCCATACTGGCCGACTAGGTCAGTAATATTAGCGTCAAGCTGATTTTTCTTAATTAGACTGATTGGCATATAATTATTCCTCTATCTGGCTATGCATTAATAATATAGCAGTTTTTATGTCAACTCCATGTCTTTCTGACAGTTCGTTCACTTCATTTAAATTCTCATTAATCTGAACAGGCTGCGTTACATAAGTAGCAATGCTTTCCAGCCATTTATCTGGCTTTTCATTTATAGCTATAGTTTCAGCAATTTCTTTGACTATTTCTTTCTGTTCTTTTGCTAATTTCTTTTTGTTGAATTTTTCCTTTAAATAATTTTCAATACTACCCTCTAGAAGATCAAATCTAGCAAGATTATTAGATATATCCTGCGCACTAATCTTTCTTGCCGAATTGCTCGTGGATTTTGGTGTGCCACTGTGGCCGGGCGGCCTACCAGTCATACCTTTTGTTCCTCCGGTTTTTACAGTCGCGGGCGCTTTGGCCTGTTGTCCCAATTTGTCTTCACCGGTTTGCGGTATCACTAAATTAGGATTATTAAGAACTGGTTGATATAGACCATCTTCATGGTATTGATGTAGTTTCTTTTGGCTTTCAATACTCTCCTCCGGTAACGGCAACCTACCAGTCTCCAGAGCAGTAATTCCCTCTTCTGGAGTTAGTACTCCAATCTCAAGCAATCTTGAATAGATTCTTGATAGATTAGGATCATCTCTAAAGCTCGCCTGCTTGAATCTAGGTATGGGTACCGATTTAAATCCCAACTGTTCGCCAATATATTTAATTTCTGGCAATAAAAATTCATTAAGAAATACTTCTCTAGCATGGTTTAGTCTTGCTAAAAACATCTCAACCTTAGTAGAAGAACTTGCATACTTCTCGTCGCCAATTAAAATATTATTTAAACCGTTTTTGATGTCCTCATTAACAATCTGGTACTTTTTAGGGTCTAGAATCTTATCAATTTCTGGGATAATAAACTTTGCCTGTGTCGTATAGTCAGTAACTAGGATACGACCGATACTTTCGTTCATGAAAATATTCTTTAAGGCACCTATTTGCTTAGCAGTTGGCATTCCCACTTCATCATTACCCATGGTCACTAATAAAATAGCCTGTTGAACTGTACGGCTAATTGCCATATCAATATTCTTTAGCTCTTGTTTCCAGTTGATATCCTGAAGCACCGGGAAGCCCATGGGAACACCAAATGGCTCATATGGCTGCTTCTTATAGAAGATAGCCTTCACACGGTCCGGATCTAAATAGAAAACCAGATACGTTTGAGACTGTGCAGTTTTTACAGTTTCCTGTAACTGCCCAAATTCTTGAATTCTTTTTGCTAAATCCTTTTCTTCTTCTGTTTTGGGATTAGTTAGAACCTGCATTTCAAAGTCATTAAGAACCTTCACATACCTAGGAGAGATAAATGATGCAGATCCTATTGATTGAATATCTGCAGGATTAAGTATTATGTACCTAATTGGAACCTCTTTTTCCTTAGCGGCGGTAAGTACATCGGTAATAGCAGCCATATCTTCTTTATTAAATATAGCATTTAATTTATATAAGAAAACATTACCACTACGATAATACTCACGATAGAATTCATCCTGCAATCTCCATAGGTTAACCCTGTTAGCCCATGCTTCAAAAAATTTCCTAGACTGCGCATTCCCTCCGGTAAAATAAATTTGTGAGCAACTAAACTCAGTCATTAGGTCGATAGTATTACGAAATACAGAGAAATTATAGTAACATTTTTGACATAGAATAATAGCATCTCTTATGGAGATATTAGATGTATATTTTCCACGAGAAGCGCTATAAATAAATGGAACTACGCCACCCTCAATATTAGAGTATCTTTCTGCGCGAGTAATAGTAGCTGCACGATTCCTGCGAGTAGACTCTCCATAGCCTCCATAATCTAATACCGTATCATCAGAGTAACTTGCGCCGCCACCCATGCCACCAGCATCCGCAACTATCTCTGAATTTGAATCAAGTTTTACGGACCCACTAATAAGGCTTGGGGCCACAAAAGAAGAGTTCTTTTTCTTCTTTTCTGGACCAGTCTTCGCGTTCCCCTCGGCTGCCCCCATACTTTTGCCTTGTTTTCTCATACAGTATTATAAATCTTAATTACACTTAAATCTGTTTTAAATCAACACCGCAACAAATTCTGTGTTTTTTTTCTTAAAATTATCTGGGGCCATTATATCAAAATAACATTTTACACCCCAATTTCCTAACATTAGGGTTGTATAATTATCTTTTCTTGCCCGATTAACGCTGGTAGACTTTCTCAGATGTGACGGCAGATCAAAGCTTTGTGTTCCCCTAGATGTACTAGTGACTTCAACATTCGCGCACTGGTCCTTAGTATCTTTAATAATAAAATCCTGTTGCTCTATAAAATCACGAACTGTAAGTTTTTTTGTTTCATATTCATTATCAGCCCTATCTCCAATACCCTTTGGGTATACATAGTCCATAGGTAGATTCATGGTAAACATGTTCTCTAAGATGTCAGGATGATTACTTGCTCTAGATGCGAACCAAATTTTTTTATGATCAATACAGGTTTGTAAATAAGAGTTAGCCCTACCAAGGAATGCTGAAGTAAAGTACTGTTTAATACATATAGTACCCAAGTCTGTATTATATTGTTTGGCGCACTCCTTAACCATATTCATATAATCCTCATTTTCCTTATCTGAATCAAAATCAATAAAACCAATCTTCTTATTCATCCCCTTGAAAAATTCTGAGTGATTTACTGCATCCATAAACGTATCCGCACCAGCGTGATCGATTACCATGAATACTATATTGAAATTCTTGAATAAGTAATACATATACTTAATATGGTCCTGTAATGAAGATCCTGCAACCTGATAACCATGCACCAAAACCCCCTGTCTCTTTTCCTCATCAAGTTCAATTAGGCTCATTGCAAAATAATCGGCACTACGAGATGATGAGAAGTTGGGGTCAACCGCAAGAACATATTTTTTACCCTCTTCTCCGACTATTTTTGTGGTAGGATATTCACCATCTGGGATCGTACACAGATGCATTTTCTTTGGAGAAAAATAACTATCTCCACCATCAATAAATCTGGCCGCATACTCTCGAAGGAAGGAGTTATGCGAGCTACCGCCATTTTTAGCTAACTGAATTGCCGCCTGATCTACCATGTGATTAGGTAATGCCTCATACCCTAACTGTGATATGAAGTACGTACCGGGAAGTTCTCCTTCTTTGGACTCCTGATCCTCTGGATGCTCTATAAGATGTGCCCACTGCTGATGAACTTGAAACAAATGTTCAAATGTATAACTTGCAGAACTTAGTGCTAACATCTGCGAAGTATTTTCAAATATCTGCCTATCATCTGGATGCAACATCCCCTTTTTTATCAACTCTTCCTCTAATTTTCTGGTTCTAATACGGTCACCAACATCTCTTGGCGAACTCAAGAATGGCATTAATACATTATCAATAATATCTGGAGGGAGTAGTAAAAACTCGTCAAGAATCAGTACGTTAGCACGGATACCACGAATTTTTTCTCCCGTTAATGGGATCGCCGTAATACTGCCACCATTAATTAGCCACTCATACTGATCGTTACGCTTCATCTTATCGCCAAAACATTGCCTAAATAACCCTGCCTCAGGGCTAGCTAAAAACTTTTCAATTTCATTAAACATTCTTCTGGCGGTACGAAAGTTAATAGAAGCAATAAGTATCTTGGTACCCGGCTCAAATATACATTTTAATATACAGTAAACTGCCGCACAAAAACTTTTGGCGCAACCACGCCCCCATACTAACATACAATAATTACGATTAAAAAATGACTTAATAGTTAACTCCTGATAGGACTCCAACGTAATACCCAGTCCCAACTCTGTTGCAAAGCCCAGATTGTGTCTTAAAAATTTAGCCAAAGTTACTCTGGCCTCGGCGTCAGAAAGCTCCCCCTTTAAATCGAGTAGCTCCTTATTCATATCTATAATAGTCCTGCTATTTTGCGCGCCAGTTATTAAAGCCATGAGAAGCCCTCCTGTTCAAACCAATATTCTAGATCTATTTTTTTCACTTTTTCCGCCATCTCCAATATAAATAAAGTCTTCTTTGCTGATTCTGTTTTGCCATCTGCAAATACAAATTGTATATTATCAAACTCCCTGCATAACTGTCTCATGTGATGCATTATATATTCTCCAGAGCATAAACCAAATTTTCTTTTTGCATATAAAACTGTTTTTAACTGACACTCGGTCACTACTATAATATAAATACCATTTTCTGCAGCTCTTTGTATTTCTCTTTTAAATCGCTCGAAACCACTACTTAGTGTAGAATAAAAATCACTCAAACTTTTTCTTTCTACAACAACCTTACTGTCTATAGATTTGGCATAATCCCCACATTCTAATTTAGAGGATATAATATTTAAATCCTTAAACTTAAGTGGCAGCTGCTCCCTAGTATCAACAACTATATCTGCATGGTTATATTTAATAAAATCATTTTGAGTATATTTTATATCATAATTAAAATTACTTTTTAAATCTATAGTTTTGCATATTTTATCGAAACTCTCCTCACAACAGTATTCAAATGTATCGGCCTTGGGCAGGCAAGATATGGTTTTAAGCTCTGATTGTGTTGGTGCCTTTATTAACTGCTTTAGCCAACAGTAACTTTTTAGTTTATTTTTTAAGTATTCACAGCCTGTCTGCTTATCTACAGATTGTAGCCATAATTTCATATTTCTCTTATCAATAAAATCTGTAAGAAAATATTGTTCAATTGATTTATACTTAATTGGCTGGTTGTTATGTAAATCTTTTTTATTAAAATTTAGTATAAAGTATTTGTCAGCAATCTGTTGGTGCGATTTGATATGGCTTAGAATTTGACTCTGAGAATTAAATTGTACTCCACATATCTTACATTTTAAATATTTATCATACTCTTTCATATATTTTACCCATGAACCATCTCATCTATGTTAATACCACGGATAACTGCCTTTAGTTCATCCATTGAAGATAGCTTTTTAGCTTCTTCGTGAAGGTTTTTCTTCTGGGCCTCAGCAAGCGCAATAATGCCCTTTCTTCTGTCTTCGTCTTTCCATGCCTGAACTAAGTTCAAAATACTCGCATTCTCATCCTGTCTTTGTGCAATTCGTTTCGAACGATCATCAACAAGGGATTTATAAAGTTTTTGCTGTCTGGCCCGGCACTGATTGTATTCTGTTTGTAGGTTACTAATAGCTTCGTTAAGTTGCATTTTGATATTCCTACCTTCACCATCACTAGTACTATTTCGCAACATATCACGAAGATCCTCAACTTGCTGAAGGATTGTGGCCGCAGTAACAACCTCAGTACATAGAACAATAAACTGATCTAATTCTTCCTGACTAAGATCCGGCTTGTCATACATATACCTGATAAAGGAATCTTCAAATAACTGTCTATCATTATTTGTTTTGTAAGTATTGATTTGATAACAAAAACTAAAAGTATTCAAATATCTTTGCAACATATCAACCATCTTTTGCTGAGATGCCTTTAACGTATCCGCAGACCATCCTATATTTAGATATTTATTAATTCTGAATACAGTCTGGTCAGTCCTTCTCGGCGGAAAGTATGCTCCGGAAGTTGAATCGGCACCCCTGTCGGATGGTACATACATAGTATTATCCAGTAAATCTTTTGGTGCATCAGGGTCATTTTTTTGTAGTTCCTGTACATAAGCATTAACCTCCCGGCACTCTAAGGTTACATGTGTCAACCTATCATTATTAAATAATGTCTTTGCTAAATCAACATAGTTTTGTCCCTTATAATTATTTTTAATAAATTCTTTTTGCTCGTCTGTTAATACAATTCGCTCTCTTTGGGTAACGCTTTTATTTTTATATTCAATTTTGTTGTCCAATAAAAACTGCTTTACAAGCCTTCCCTCTTTACTTCTACTGTCTATCTTCTCGTCATTATATGCATACGAAGTAATTTCAGTTAAAGTTGCGTCCGGATTAAGAACTAAATAATCACGAATTCTTTGTTTCTGTTCGTCGTAAAGAACAGCTTCAACTTTCTCTATTTCTTTTGTCATACTATTTCTTTAACTAATACCCTTGCTTTCTGTAATATTTTAGATTTTATTTTACTTATCTGCCTGTAGGCAGGACGGCCATCCTTATAGCTGAGTTTATATCCCATTTTTTTTGCTATATCTGCCTCTTCAATATTCTGCAGATACATATACTCATAAACCTTCCATTCTATAGTAGATAAATTCTTTTTCATTATATCGTTAAATATAGGAATAATATGCTCAATATCAAGACCCATCTCTGTTGATTGTAATACCGATTCTAGAGTTGTTTCTGGATTTTGGGAATTGGGGCTATTCATACTAACGGGAAACTTTATATCATAAGCTGACTTTTTTGTTTTCTCCCATTTAGCGTAATCACGGCACCCACCATTTTGAGTACCATATACTGAGCATCCATATTCTCCAGTATTAAATTTACATTTTAAACATGGCCTAGAGAAATTAGAATAATGGTTTCTAAGCATATTAGTAATCTGGTGATTTATAACCTGATTCAACCATGGTCTTAATGGTCGTATATTATCCCATTTATCCCATTTCTTATAAATATGTATACGTAATCTCTGAGATACGTCTTGGAAATCCATCCACGAAATTGCTGTTAAATGCCATCGGGATTTACGTTTGATTATCTCTTCATCTATAATATCAATAGACTGCTCAAAACTAGGCCGTGTTTGTGTAGTCACTTAGTTTTATTCCTGCTGGTCACGAAGGCTTCCGGCCTCTCTTTTAAACTCCTCAAGAATAGAGTTTGGATTATTATCTATATTAAATCCTTGCTCACGAAGATTTTTAAGCTCATTAGGGTCTGTAGATTTATAATTACTAGCATGTCCCTGAGTTAATATACTTTCGAAAGATTCAGAGTTACTTCCGAATGATTGTATTTTAAATTTTGGTTTTATTTTATGAAAATTACTAGCATCAATATATTGTGACTCATCCGTATCTTCTACATTATTATCCTCATCATAAACTTCGGTGCTATCATCATTAATTAACTTGAAAGAAGCACGAGCAGGATTTGGATAATTTTTGGGCACAGGTTTTGGTTGTGGCACAAATTTTGGAGTATTATCCGGATATTTCTCTTTTGACTTTTCTAACGCTTGGTCATGAACGGATTTATCTTTTTGTTTAGTAACCACGCTGAAGTCGTCCCCACACTGGGAACAATATTTAGGGGGCGTTAAAGTATATATAGTGGGCTTACCACATATTGCGCAGAAATGTTTCATAATTTTGATACACTTATTATTAGTTGATTACACAGAAAATTCCAATTTCTCTTTAGCGTTATATAAACATGGGCCTATTGGTGTAATCATATGTAATATGCAAGCTATTGAGAAAACCAAGCTTTATAGTATAATAAAGAAAGATCTCAAGATGCATGATGGTAAAATATTACTATTTAAAGGAGAATATTGCGGAGGCAATGACAGGTGTCATGGTATTTTTGAATTTAATTCCAGAGATGAACCTATAATAAAGGTCGCAATAGGGAATAAGACTAGGGATCAAGGGTTTGGTGTTTTAATACACGAATATTGTCATTTCCTACAGTGGAGAGAGGGCTCTCAAATATGGAAAGAATTTGAGGAATCTAATTTTAGTATAGATGATGTAATCAAGAACCCAAAAAAATTCAAAAAAGAAATTTTATTATTGATAAAACTAGAATCAGACTGTGAGAGAAGGGTTATTAAATTAATTAAAAAGTATGACCTGTTTTGCCCAAAACAGTACGCTAGAGAAGCTAATTTTATATTATTTAAATATGCATTCATACATACCAATAGTTTTTGGCCCAGTAGCCCAAAAAGAGACAATAATTTTTACGAGAAATGCCCAGACAAGATTAGAAAATCTCACCTGAGCTATCTCGATATACCAAAAGAAGTTTATAGTATTTTTATTAATTCACAACCCTAAGCCTCATATCCTCAAAAGTCCCAATAATATAAGATAGTATTTCAGATCTTACAATATCTTCCTTTGTAAACTCAAAGGTATGAATGCCCCGTTCTTTGGCTCCCTCATTATTAAAAGCGTTAAATACACGATTGAATCCGCTATTTTTAACATCTGACTGTTGCTCATCTCCTATAATAAATAGATTAGAAAAATTGGCCATACGACTCATAACTAATAGGAAGTCCTCAATACGGCAATTTTGCGCCTCATCCATAATAAAGGACGCATTAGATATATTAAGCCCGCGAAGAAAACCTAGTGGCAGCCCCTTAACTCGCTGGTCGGCTAACAGTGCCCTAACCTGGGGCTCCGGGAGCAGCTCGTGCAGCTTGTCTACTAATGGCTGAATATAAGGGGACATCTTCTCATCTGTAGTTCCCTTTATAAATCCGATACCATGAATAGAGCTTTCCACGGGAACTCTGCTATAGTAAATTTCTGCAGATTTCTTCTCATGTATTTTCTTTAGGGCGCAGTAGACCGCTAAAAGCGTTTTAGCTGTACCCGCAACGCCCTTAACTATCATAACATTAGTCTTTTTATCAAGGGCTACCTCGAAAAATTTCTTTTGCTTGTCTGTCCAAGGTAATTCTCTTAATGTTAAAGATATCGTAGTTTTGGTACGTTTTTTATCTACATATGGAGATGTATCTTTTGTTGGCGCGGCTTTAACTGGTGTTTTTTTCTTATGGCTCATAAAATTAAAATTATTTCCTATATCAGGAGGTTTTTGGCGGAGAGGCGAAACATCCATTGGCAGTAAACTTTACTTGCCCTACTCTCCACTCGCGTTTAACGATAGTGCATTTCACTATAAATATATTTACACCTTATGTGTCTCTATTCTACCTAATTTATCGATAGTTACATAATAACACTCTGCATATGTAAAACATCCGGTATTTGCATAAGTTATATCATCAACTCGCGTTAGTTCAGCGTGATGAACATGAGAGCAAATTATACTATTTGCGCCCTTGCTTTTCGCCCATTTGACTGCATTATTTTTAACCCTCTCGGTGGCATGTATCCAGTTCTTTGACCGTTTTTTAAAATATCTGGGTATGCGTTGCTCTTTTGGGTCTACAGCCTGCAACCAGTAGTATAGCCCACCAGCTATATTGGTAATAATAGGATGGTCGCCAATAAAACTGTCAAACTGGTCTCCATGTGTTACTATAATATTATTATTATTTATATTGACATGAACATGGTGGCCATGCTTATAGCCGATAAAATCAGAAAGCATACTACTAACATCTTCGTCATGGTTTCCAGCATTCCAAAAACACTGTCTATGCTTGGTTTGTTTTCTGAGTAATGACAGTATGCCCCAATCTTTTTTTGTTAATTTCTTGGTATGGTTAACATCTATTATATCACCATTTAATATTAAATTTTTAGATTTAACATTTTTTATTACATGTTCCAATTTTTCATGTTGACAAACTAGACTGGTCATGTGAACATCGGACACTATAAGATATTCATACTCTTTCATTATATATATTACAAAGTTTTTTTGAACATTCCAACAAAAGTTGTGTCTCAATATTGTAACATTCAAAATTTATGAAAATACCAAATACAACTAGTTCTTTAATGAACATCTCACTAGTACCTAAAACCTCTGCCTGTTATATTGATTTATGGCCAAATTATAGCGGCAGTAAATACAATATAGGAAAGACTCAACTAGATCCATTTTGGCCGATTGATCTGTGGGCAAGAAAGTGGCCCGGCCTACTGAGTCAATTTGACGCTATCACCAGTCCCAAGTTTAACCTGTCACAGTTAAATCCTTGGAAGGAAGATGGTGACAAGTTTATATATGAGACGGAACTGCCCAGATTCAAAGCCAGTAGTCTTGAAGTTACTACAGAAAATGGGCTACTGCACATTAGTGCCGAACAGGATAGTTTAAAGTACTATAATAGTGTTAATTTGCCGCAAAATGCAGATGTAGAAACAGTAGATGCGAAATTAGATCATGGGGTACTATATATCTCTATCTCGAAACTTGCCGCCGCAAAGAACAAAAAAATAAAGGTACAGACGGTTAAGTAATTTTTATATTCAACCTTCGGTTGGCGGGTCAGGCTGCTGTTTGGCTCGCCAATTTTTTTTATAACCACTAACTTTATTTAAATTATTCTTTTGCCACTCACGCACGGCAGCAATACGATCCTTTTTAATTAAATTATATCTCTCCCGCTCTGCTTTGCGGCAGCATGGTTTGCACCAAGCGTGAAAACCGTCCCTACTCTTGTGGTTAATACTAAAACAAATTACAGGTATTTCCGTCCGACAAAGGCTGCAGATTTTAGTGACTTCTGCTTGCATTCGAAAAAATTTTAATTTACAATTTCTTCAGTTACAGTGCGTTAGTTTGCAACCGGTTCTGTTGGTGGGGCTATAAGATTATTATCAATTATATATTGATCTAATTCTTCTATCTGGTCGGCCACCACCATTGTTAGGGGTGATGTTGTTTTTCCTGAACATTGTAATGGTTGTATAACTATATTTAAACTATCTGGGTTATATATTAACCACCAAACGTTATCATCTGTTTGAAAATTTTCTGGTTGTTGTATAGTATTAATCATGAGTATATATTAGTTTGTTGTTACTGTCCATCCTCTGCCAATAAGAGTAGCCTTGTCTGTTAAACCTTGACCTGTAGGAGCACCGTTTCCAGCGCCAGCAATCTGTAATATTCCATTTATTCTATTTATCGCGACAAAAGCTGCCAAAATTTTGTTTACCGCTGTGGAAGACAATTGGTTGGTGCTCGCGCGAAAATCGCTCAAACTGGCAGGCACCGCTACATCGCTATAGCCAGTTAATTGATTATTAAAGCACTGAAATTGGGATAACTTTGTATTTGCAGTTAAACTCGGTATAGGTCCAGATAATTGGTTGTTACCGCCCCGAAATGCTACTAAATTCGTATTTGCACTTAAGCTGGGTATCGGCCCTGTGAGTGAATTGTTGTCACAATAAAAATACTGTAGAGCTGTGTTAGTATTTAAACTTGGTATAGGCCCAGACAATTGGTTTACGTAACAATAAAATGCTGACAAACTCGTATTAGCGCTTAAGCTGGGTATAGGTCCAGACAATTGATTAGTATTGCATTGAAACGTTGCTAAAGCCGTATTGTCACTTAAACTGGGTATAGGGCCAGACAATCCGCACGAATCGCACCGAAACGATCGTAAACCTGTATTTGTATTCAAGCTTGGCAGTGTTGTTCCAGATAATGATAGATTGTTATGGCATTGAAACGTTTGTAAAACTGTATTTTGACCCAAGCTAGGCAGGATTGTTATTTTATTGTTGTCAATAAGGCAGCTGGTCAACTTGGTACATGTATCAATTCCATTGACGGACACTAGACTGTTTTGCGATCCGGTAAAATTCAACAAGTTTGGAAATGGTGATAAATATACAGATCCACCTGATCCACTTATGCGTATAGAAGTTATATATTCCCCACTGTTGATATAAATTGCCATAATTATAATTACACACGATTACTGAATAATATTGCTTTTAATATATAAATATTTTCAATGTATAAATATTTTCAATGTATAGAAATTGTTACTAATATAAAATTGTTTTTATCGCAAAACTGTCTGATAATAGTTTATGAGCACAAAACTAAAAAATTTCAAACTCAATGACAATGTAGAATTCTTAGAGCGCGCTATTAGGAACTGGCGCTTTGGCAAGATAGTAGAAATCAACAGTAATATGGGCGGCTATAAAATATATAGTGGCACTGACATGTTTTGGGCCAAGGAAGTAAAGGTTGGAGAGAAAATTCAATTGGAAACCATTTAAAGCGGCCCGGCATGTACGATTTTTTCCCCAAGGCAAAAACCCTTGAAGAACAGGGTGCCCAAGACTTTGTGGTTGAACAATTAAAAAAGAAATTTCTCATACTGGCAAAAGAAGAGCGTTATCCCAAAACTCCAGAGGTAACAAATGAATTGGACTTTATACTCAATACCATAAAGGAGTTCGAGAGAGAAAATATAGAAAATATAGAAAATATAGAAAATAT